GGCCATTAACAGTAAATGGTTGATCCGCATTCTCTGCACGGAATGCTCCGTAGTTCTCTCCTCCTTGAATTGCCCACTGTTTACTTGCACCGTAAAGTTGGCGACCAGAAAGAGAACGGATGCGGGCAATATACTCTTCTGAGTAGCCTTGAGCTTGCAACTTATTGGCAACGCTATTGACATTGGTATCAGCAGAGTCAATCTTGGCTTCGTTCTGCTTAAGCTCCAGGTAGTCTTTGTAGCTTACGCCAGATTCAAAGATAAGACTCTGACCTTCGACCTCGGCAGCCTCGTCACGCTTCTTTTTGTTGTCAAGAACGACTTTAGCAATTGTATTAGATAGGCCAGAAAGTGCTCCAAAGGCAGTCTCAATGTTCTGGGCTTTAACCAGTTCGTTCTGCTCCTGTCTCTTCAAATTCTGAAGAACACCTTGCTGGTACATATCCCTAGAACGCTGGTCAAACTTAAAGTTATCTGAACGGTTCTGGGATTCTATTTGTTGATTGTCTTGTACTTGAGATTGAAAAGCATCCCGGTTTCTACGTTCAATGCCTTGGTTATCGCGCATCTGCCGTAGCAGGGACTCACCTTGACGACCAATAGCGTCAACACTATCAGTAGAAACCTGGATGGGGTTAAAACCCCTCTCGCGGGCGTACCCTTGATACTTAATTTGTTCCACTATTCCCCCCTCCCCAATTAGGTAGCGTTGAAACCTGTTTGCTATGGACCTGTTCCACTATTCCCCCCTCCCCATTTAGGTAGCGTTGAAGCGATGGCTGCCACACCAGCCGATGCACTGTTCAAGATTGTTGCCGCAGTAGAACCACCAACTCCTCTAAGGGGCGGCGGCGGCTTATCAGGCATACGCGGATCAACGATGGTAGCCCTAGGCATCTTGAGCGGAGGCATCGGATCTGGAGCCTTAAGGGGTTCGAGCATGCGTCGTGATTGGGCATTTAGGTCAGAGGAGTACTTTTGTAGACCAATGCGACGACGGCTGACATCAGACTCCTTCTTGGAACTGACAAGGCTCTCAGCCATGATCGCTTGATTCCTCCCGTAGGAAGCCATAGCGGAAGCGATAGCCTTACCTGCAGACCTCCCAGACACACCCATCGCCTGAAGTTGCCCCTCCTCCTGAAGCATCTTGACCAGCATGTCCTGCTGTTCAAATGCCATACCAGTTAGGGTCTCTTGGAACTTACGGTTCTCAGCTTCATATGCGGCCTGTGCAGCTTGGTTGTTAAAGCCCATCTGTAGGCCGTAGATACGTTCAGATTCATTGAACTGACGCGTCTGAGTGGCATGTTCATAATTACGAATAGCCAGGTTGTATTGATAATCACGGAGGCTTGTGGCCTCCTGGAAACGTATATTATTTTCCTGGTTCTGGCGAATTACATTATTCTCACCAACACGGTAAGAGTAATCCTTTTGAGTTTCACCCCATTTGTAATCGTATTGAGCAGTATCAACCTTATACTGCTTGTCAATGGCTTTCTTTTCGGCGCTGTCACCGAAAATTCCGCCAAGTATTCCCATACCCGTGGAAATAACGGCACCAATAGTTGAGGGTTCCATAGGTTACTTCCTCGTATAGAATCGAGGTGAATAGTTGCCTTCCCACATCATTGACAAGAGACTAACTGGGAATGGCGAATTAGACGTAATCCGCAAGTCAATATTCTCCACTCGCTGATGAATAGGAAGGGTGATTTCTGATGTATCAACAAACGGTATATCATTTGCTAGATAGTAGTTTGCAGGTCTTACCCCTTGGATATCAACCCACTCACTTCGACCTTTAGTCTTCAAACGGAAGGTGACATCACCACCAAGGCCCAGCATAAACTTAAGGCGGGCTATGGTAAGTGATGCTGTGTAGTCAGTAATCTGATCTTTATCACCTTGTCGATAAAAGATTGTCGGGTGTTCAAGATCCATATCATACGTGTAACCTACGATCAAATCCTCACCAGTTAGGTCAAGCTCATCAACCTTGGCGTAATACCCACCACCATCTAGCTCAACGGTCGGGAACAACACTAGTCCAGAATTACTATAAGTAGGTGTGACCTGATTTGGATTAGCGGTTACAGCACAAAGCTGGTTTGTAGAGTCAGGGTTAAAAGGTAGGTACAGTTTTGTAAAGCTATTTGGGCCAGCATCTACAAAGGACGTACTAGTAGGGGCAGTCCACATGTCAAGCCTTGGATCCACCCTACTTCCATCAGAGGTGAGGAAGGTAGAGGAGGTTGGACTTTGAACAAGAGATATCTTTTGTACAGAGAAACAATCTTCCTGTTTAGTTAGTACCCAAAAAATATCACGATCTATGTTGTGATGGAGAACATTACCAGGCATAGTCCATTTAAACCAGGACTGTAGTTCTCGACTCTCACCATTACTGTAGAATCTAAAGAGGTATAAATGGCGACTAGTCGTAGAGCCCAGGCTAAGGAGACTGTTTTGAGGGGAGCTGACAACCTGATCAATAGTTGAAGGAATCCACTCAGGTACAACTCTAGAGATATCTGTAACAATTGGGCTTTCATCTTGACCTCTTGTCTGCATCTCAAACACCCGTGCATACGAAGGTGTTTTTGAAATGAAGGCAACGGTAGTACCCATATCCACTGGATCTAAGACTGTATCAATCTCATAATTAGAGATCGTCTTAATAAAAGATCCTAAGGGGGTTAAGATCCCACCTTGGATTCCCTGCATAATAAATTGTTGGGAGCGGCTGAAGAGGACCAGCCCCTGGGCAACAGGCACAACACCATGCAGGGTTGCTGGACGAACACTGGAGCAACTAATATCAACAGGATCAGAAGGTACAACTGTTAATGCTGACTGGTGGTAGAAATTAAAGAAATCTCCACTTTGACTCATGGAAACATTCTCTTCAGTCAATGCGCCCAGTCGGTTGTTATAGAAGAAGAGTTGTTGAATTGTGTTGCCAACAAAGCTTGGGTGCTCATTACTAGTGTCATCACCAACAAGTCGAGGCTCCCAAGTACCACGTTGAAATGTAAAGGTGCCATTAGCATTTCTTACAAGTTGGTGTGGCATCGTAGCGTTTGTCAGACCTGGGCTTGTATCTGGTTTGCGAGTTTCCTCCCAGAAGCCATCTCCTAAAACGCCATCAGTGGCGGTGAACTGCAGGTAGTAGTCATCTTCAGTGCTGATACTATTAGAGACCTTAACAATCCTATTGTGTTTAGTCTTTGATGAAAGACGCGATAGGTTCTCTACAGAATCTTGATAGACAAGCAACTCATCACCAGCAACTCCACCGGTTGCAGAGATAGTAAACGAGGCGCTGTTTTCTACCTCAATACTTGTACCAATCTTAGTTGCTATGAACCCAGATACTCCATTGATTTGTGATACCAGAGAATCAAGGATAGCATCAGGATTGACTGTATTCTGAGTTTGTGACGGTGAAGTAATGGTTGCTTCAGCATTAAACGTTGTATAGCTTACAGTCGTTGAGTTGAGCTTGACTTCATACTTTGAACCATAGGAAAGACCAAGGAGACGTATTGTCGCCTTTCGACCGTAGTCATAGGTCGATGCCGCCTGTGTGGTGACAGCAACTGTCTTATTAGTAATGAAGGTGTAATCATTAATAGTCAGTATGTCATAGTCGTCCTTTGTACCGGTGAGGTAAGAAGTTGCACCAGAACCATAGATGACTGTTTTTGGAGACCCATTAATGAGACTCCAAATGCTGATAGTTGCACCAGAGATTACCCCGATGTATTGTTCAACTTCGTCTCGAAAGATAGAAAACCATCTGCCTGAATTAAATGAGCTTGGTGCAATTAAAGCACCAGTTGAATCCTTTAACTCAAAACCAAAGGACCCACCTGGCCGTTTAATCAGACCAAAGGTTGGATCAGGATAAGCATTAGTGCATTCTCTTAGTTGACCAGCAAATTTTTGGTCATCTGTTTGCTGAGAGATGCCACCTAAATAATTCGGAATACGTTGTGTTACTGCGACCATATTACCTAGCCAAAGTTTTAAAAGGTTGGTAGCTGTTGTAGAAGGGCATATTCTTTGATGTACCTAGGTAACTGTAATCACCTTGGTTGCATTCGTACTCCATTACAGTGGCACGTCCCATTGATTCCTTTTGACGTAGCATCTCATAGACAGTACTTTCTCCAACCATCTTGGTTGAAGCGTGTACCGATGCACGAGCTATGATGTACGCACGGAATGGAATCGGAAGATCAGCAAAGTCAAACAACCACACAACATCGCACTTAACTTGATTTGTCCAGGTATAAGTATGATCAGTTTTGTTGTACAACTTTCCATCACGCTGGACCGTATCGATGCCAGCATTTTCAAATAAGTGAGAAAGATCTAACAAAAGAATATTTCCAGGGATGAGTATCTGCCCATTGATATCAGGCGTGAACGGATACTCATTCTCAACATTAAAAGACCAGCCCTCTGATTGCACTTCACGGTTAACCTCCATCAAGGTTTCGTAAGCAACAGCGACATCAGGATTAGTTTGATCGAGAGTAGTGACAGGAGCCTGTCCTACTGCTCCGAGTATTGAATTTACGGCAGCCAGTTCGGTGGCCACTAAAGCACTAGGAAAGGCCATATCACTATTAAAGAAAAGATGGGGAACCTTTAATAAGGCCCCCCGGTATTAAAAGATCAGACGTTGGTGATGTTGCACTCAACGGCGGGATACGCAACGCGCAGGCCCTTGGTTACAGACTTCACAGCGGAGTCAGCAACGGCAGAACCATATCCCTTACGGGTCTTGGCAACTGAGATGCGCTCAGCATCGGTGGTGCAGACACCAGCAGCACTAGAGACAGCCATGGGTAATTACCTCCTTTATCAGGAACGAGCGGACTGCAGTTCGATAGCAGCAGCGGGGTTAAGGGTGCCACAACCCATGGCCAGACGGCCCAGGATTACATCACCTTGGTACAGCACAGAGACATCGCCAGAGGTGGTTTGCACCTGAGGACCAATAGCTTCAACAACACCAGCAGCATCCTTCTGATAGATGAGGCCACAGTGGGTGGTGAAGTCACCAGAGTAGTTGTTGTTCTCGCCGGTCACAGCAGCCACAGAGCCAGCCAGGAAAGGCAGGTTGTTGGAACGCTTGATCGAAATACCAGCGATTTCATACAGCCCATCACCGGAATTCAGGTTGCCTTGGGAGGCACCGAAGTCACGGTTGAGGATATTAGAATCGACCTGGCTGATCAGGGCGTAGTACTGACGGGGGCTGAGCACAGCACAGCGACCCTGACGGGGCAAGTTCTTCTCATCAAGAATAGAGGCAGCCTCGAAGAAGCTATCAACCAGAGCTTGAGCGTCGAACTCTTTGTTAACACCAAGTTGGATGATCGAACCACCAGGCTCAGGGCCTGGGGCAGCAGTGATCGGATGGGCTTCACGAGCAGCCTTGGCGATCATACGGAAGATCTTCTTGTCATAGGCCTCAGCGAGGGCATGACCGATCTTCTTGGAGATTTCACCACGCAGGCTGTAATGAGCCAGGGTCTCGTCCAGGTCGTACACGAAGGCAGAGCTGACAAGAAGGTCATCACAAACGATGGTCTTTTCTGCCACCGGGGGATCACCCGAACCCAGAATCGGAGTTCCAGGAGTGTGATACCCAGCGGTCATACGACCGGTGAAGATGAACTGCAGCGACTTACCATTTTTCAGGGTACGGCGCTGAACAGTTTCACGAGCAATCGTGGCAGATTCATAAGCCTTAAACATCTCACCCGAAAACAGTTTCAGGTAAGTTGCATACTTAGTGTCGTATGCATTGGTTCCAGCGGTACTAGATACTGCTTTGTTAAGAGTACCGAGTACTGATTGTACGGCGTTAGCCATCGTTAGAAAAGAGAGAGAGTTGTTAAAGTTCTCCCTAACCGGTTAGGAATTCACACGAGTAAACATGTGCATTCATTAAAAAGTAAACTGGTTGTTCGTCTCTCCGAACTGTCAATGACTAAAGGGTATCCTCCTTAGAGGGCCTAAAGTCAATAGGAGTCAAGTCCGACAATGAGGTGCCTGACTCCCGTTGGTGCGCTAGAAAAGCAGCAACCATTTCCATACCCATTATCTGGGGTTTACATTGTTGCCGTTATAAAGCCACGGGCACGGGCTATGTATCAACCAGGCCAGGCAGCACCACCAGCCTGCACTTTCCCACCAAAGGGAGACAGGTTAGTAAGAGTCTGGTTATATGCAGAGATAAAGGCAGCAGCACCCGCAGTAGGTGTCACATACTTAACAGTGACAGTTGCCACCTTTGGATCGTAATTAGCTTTGGCCATTTCACTTAATTGGTGTGATAGTAACTCGACCGACACCTTCACTATCTAGACCAATTGCTCGCGCAGCAGCACGACTGAGATCAAGCTCACGACCAGCAATAAAGGGGCCACGATCATTGATTCTTACGGTTGTGCATTTGGAGGTACGCTTGTTGCAGACTCTCAACCTTGTCCCAAAAGGAAGGCTTCGATGTGCTGCAGTCATTGAGTTCATGTTGTAGACTTCACCAGAAGCGGTGCGTCTACCGTGATACGGGAGGCCATACCACGAAGCTAGAGTTGCGAAAGTAAGTGTCAGAGAAAGCATGAGTAATTAGCAAAGGACTTTAATATTGATTACTCTTCCGATACCTGCACTAGAAGTTTAGATTAGAACGTTCTAGCTTGTCATATACATCCTGTCGATAAGCAGGATCATTGTCATAACGTGGATCACCCATGGCACGGACAACCTCTGCTTGACTACGGAATGCATCTGTAGTCCGCGCAGCTCGTCCAGTTAACATCTGACCTTCATAGCCCACAGAATCCTTGAATCGGTAGTTCAAAGCTTGTACAGCAAAATAAATAGCTTGGGGGTCACCCTTGTCCATCACCGAGTCATAGACCTGAATCTCTTCCGGTGAGATATTCTGAGCAGCCCAAGAGATCATGTTGTTGTACTCCTGCTCACCACCGATGACTGACTTCATCTCAACGATGTCATCAGTACTCATTTGGTATTCAGGTTCAGGAGTACCAGTCTCTTGACGGTATGCAAGGAACATATCAGCAACATCAGTTGCTGACATACCATCTAATACTTCAAGAGTCTCTGGAGTGAACTCACCACCATCAGCTTCCTGAGCCAGTCGATTAAGGAAGGAGTAATCAATAGGCGCATCATCTTCCTCAACCTCCTCTTCAAGTTCAGGTTCAGTATCGTCGGTAGGCTCATCATTGCTTTTAGAACCAAACTTACGCTGAAGTTCAATGTAGGCTTGTTCTAATTCTTCGGCATCACGATACTTACCAGCAAGCAGGTTGTTCTGCTCCTGTTCAAGACGTTCACCTATTTCATAATTTTCATGATCCCGCTGTTCCGCTTCAGCTAATGCTGTCGGGTCATCGCTTGGATCATACGTCAGGTTCAATGCCATTAAAAGTTTCTACTTTAAGATTACCTAGACCAACAGTTTCAACTCGAATTGCACGACCAATGGTCGGTTTACCAATGAGCTGTGTACGTCGGGCATATTTGTTTTCATCCTCACCCAAGGCTTCTGGTTTAGAAACCGGGGGGAGGGGCTTGTCCTTGACCCGCTGTGGGCGGCTCGGTTCCTGCTTGTCCATTGATTAGATTCATTGCTTCAGGGTTCTTGGTCGGGTCAAACATTGGATTTTTAGCCAATGCTGCA